AATAACCTCTGCGTACTCTCATCATCGTAACTGAATATGACAGCCGTAATGTTAGACCGCCCCGTCTTAGGATTAGGCACAATGCAGTCAAGGAACTGATCCCCCAACTTTATCGTACTCAATCCACCCTGCCGATACTTCAGTATTTGCGTCTTATCCCCCTCATTCTCAAGTGTGTACTGCTGACAGTAGTTCGGCTTCAAGGGTATGAGGTCCCCAGCCTTATTAACAATCTTAAGTAACTTCGGCATGAGAAGTAGTTTCTGTTCTGTCGTCAACCAGCCTGCCATTCAACCTCCCCGCATTCACAACGAAGACCTTCTGGTGGTTCAGTATCACAACTACCACTAACCCAAACAAATACATGAACCCCATTGGGACAAAGTTCTTGTACCCACCAGTTCTTTGAACTATCCATAGTCCTCCTACATCATAACAACTGAAACCCGCCAGTCCGCAGGCTTTTTGAATATCTGATCCGTCTGAGGCTCTATACACCAGACAGTCAACTTATCATCGACAAACACGTTCAACGCATGACCCTGCCCATCCCCCATGACCACCCACATAATACCAAGGGCGAGACGGGCAGCCTTCCCAACACTCAGATTCCCCATAAGCCTGTACGAGAAGTCATCACAATCGTACAAGTCGTTCACGTACTCGAACTTGTTCGTCCTATCTTCGGCAAGGAATCCGGCCATCTCAGCCCCAGATGTCAGTCCGTACTGTTCATCGCTCATGAACGCTTTCACAATACCCTCATCGTCCAACTGATCCGCCAGAGCCTTCCATACCTGTGTCTTCGTCGCAGTCGCCAATATATCAATATCTGGCTCATCCATCTGACCCTGACACTTCTCCAACGCGACCAACGCCTCATCCAACAATTTGTGTGAGTCCTCTAACAACACCTTCGTCTCTGCCAACTCGTCCATGATCTTCGCCTTCTCACGCCTCTCCCTCTGCAACGCATCTAACGTCGTCTTGTACGCATTATCCGCCGCCTGCAACTGCTCCTGACATTTCACCAACTGACCCCTCGTCAACTCGTGGGCCTCTCTTTCAGCCACTAACGTCTCGTCACTACACAGCAATGACCTCAACCACTCCAGTATAAACATCCTGTCTATCCTCCTCCTTGAAGTAACATATTGATATTCTCCGCCCACTCAATATTAACATTAGTGTTTGTATCGGGTGGCGACCACCCCTGACTACGCTGAACAATATCCATACACTTCTGCTTGGCCGTGTACTCATAACTCGTCTTGCAGTCCTTCCAGTCCTTACTCGCCATGTCCTTGATGTCGTCCAACACCTTCAAACTAACCCCACCCAAGTACAATTGAGATGCTTGATTGGCTGTACTCAACCCCGCCTCCATCTGTATCCTATCCAAGGCCCCTTTGAAGTCCTCCTTACCTCTCCAGTTCTGCCATGTCTTAGCCGATATACCAGTTAACTCCTTACACGTCTCGTATGTCTCACCCAAGGCCGCGAGGACGAGGAACTCCTTCTGCTTGGGAGTAAATGGTAGTATCAACGTGGCTAGGTCAAACTTCTGGGGCGGGGTCGGTATTTCAGTAGCATCTGTGGTAACGACAGCGGTACCTTCATCCATAACCCAGTATTATACCACACCCATACGGCCCTGTCAATGCCTACGAGTGGAGGCCCTAAAGTAAGTAACTGTCGGTCGACATGTTCGACTAGTTACCAAATAAAATTTTTGTATACGGGGAATTGGTGCTTTGTTTGGTGTATATTATATCAGAAGCGCGAGTCCCCCCGTATGCCACCTCCGTAGCTAACGTTCGTATGCGACGACTGTTGTTACCGACGCATGTAGCCAACCAATGTAGTTTCCTTGGCAACTATCTCTCACACTCGCGTTTACGGGCGTGCTTACCCCCACTCGTGGGCAGGTTAGCAACATTTATATTCTTGTTCACGATTGGCCTAGGCATAATTGCCTACGAGTTATGTCAAGCTGGAACGTGCAAGCAATTAGGCATAATGGCCTATTGCCCCTAAGCATTCCGGCGGATGACGGCCTCCGAGTTAGCGTGCTACAATGACAGCGTTCGATCAGGAACGACCAGCCTCGTTCCGACACTAGCACATTAACAACTGTATATGGCTACAACTCCACATGGAGTTAATTTATAGCATGGAGTATCTAACATGGCAAAAGCAAAGGCAGTCACTCCCGAACCGACACTAGCCGATGTACTGGGGGCGATCAATGGACTAGCCGAGAGGGTGAACACCATTGAGGCTACGGCTGGTAAGGCAGTGAAGGCGAGTAAGTCAAAGGCGTTACGTAAACCTAACCCGCTGGACTATGCCAAAGCTGGTATGACTATCGCTCTGGATGAAGTCCTTCAAGCTGGTATGGTCACTCGTTCCGGGAGGCACAAGTTCACTGCATCGGGTCACTTCAATGGCGACGGCCAGGAGTGCTACATCGTGGTAGTAATTGGCGGTAAGTAGTCATACGATCAAGGACAATTGAATAGAGAGTATAGGGGGCTGAAATATGCCCCCAAAATACTAGCCTAGTACGTGTGTACTGGGAGAGAATACACCCCTAGACTGCTGGCTGTATGCTGGTTGTGTACTAGGGGTGTTCTCATACGGGTTGTAGAATCCCCGTCAGGCTGTATTTATGGCGATGGGGGTATGGTTGGATAGATAGAGGGTGAAAGTCCCTCAGATTTGGATTCTCGGAGGTCAGTGAGCATGATGGACATACTTATGGCAATAGGTTGTGTGATTGTAAGTTTCATAGCCACGGCATCTATTATGGCTGTGATGGAGTATTGTATTGGAAGGAGAGAGTGAGTATGTATATTGAGATGAGCCTAAGAAAACAGGGGATGGTGCAGAGAGGTTGTTGTCCTCGGTGCAATACAACGGGCCAGATGATACGATTGTCGGATAGACAGACAAGGTTGCATGTGATGAGGGATGTTATGTGTACGGTGTGTGAGAAGGTTGTTGAGGTTCCTGTGTACCTGTGGGATGAGTGGGCAAAACCGAAGGGGGAAAAGGGGGGGAGTGATGAAAGTGAATAGTCGCTTGCAGAAGTTGTTGGATAGACAGCGAGAGACTATACAGAAGCATAAGAGGTTTGTGGCGACGAGGATGGATGAGGGCGTGAGTCGTCAGGTTGAGAAGGTGGTGAAAGTATGAAAAGGCAGAGGGAATGGGGGTATGTGGTAGAGGATGCTATGGAGACGTGGGTTGACCTCTTTGTCATTCCCATAGTCATTCTGGTTTTACTCCCTGTGTGGGTTATACCATACTGTATTGTGAAGGTGGTAAAGACATGGGCGTATGGATAGTGTTGTGGCTTTTGTATATCTTTGGTGTTATTGTGGTAAGTATCAGAGTTTGTCTAGTCATTGACGAAAGAGAGTATCCTAACCGCTGGGTACTAGGCTTTGTTACCTGGTTTCTTGCAATGACTTGGCCTGTATGGTTTGTCATTAAGGTTATGTGGAGACTGTTGTTTTGGTAGAGAAGAGGTTGACTGTGAGTAATGACGTGTTGAAGTTACCTTGGTACTATGACAATGATAGACGTGTGTGGCCTGAGAAGGACAGATGGCAGAACGTAGGGGATTACAGGGCATTACTGCCTCCTGATGACGGGGATGAGATAGGGGAATTTATAGTGAAGGCTTGTAACTCATATCAAGTGATCCTGGAAGCACTTGACCGTATTGTCCATCACGCTTACGATGATGATACCCCATTGGAGGATATACTAGCAGACTTTGATGACATGAGAAGCATAGCCTCGCAAGCATTAGACAAGGCAGGAGAAGTCAATGATCCGGTAGGTAGTAATTACGTAGGAGGTTAACATGGACCTGGAGACGTTGGAGTTGTTGAGACGTGTGGCTTGTCATCTTGAGGGTAATGAGGAAGATATATCAGACTTGCTATTCGATGTGCAGTGTGCTATAGCAAGTGCTGAGGCTGATAGACAAGAGTAAAGGAGGTAGCGTGAAGTGAAAGCATATGTTAAGAAGGGAATTGAGAGAGGAGGTCATGGGTCTTGGGCGTTATATAACGCAGATATGGAACGTATCCAAGGGCAGTTCATTACGGTTAAGCCGTACGATAGGGCACCCTATCATTGGGTAGGGGGATTGCCCGGTTGTGATAGTTTCGGGTGGCTGGATGAGTGGTTACTGTTCGACATCAGGAAGGAAGTTCGTCAGGCTAGAGTGCAATTGTTGAGGGCGTTCGGTGATGTATCCTCACCCACTGAGGTATCGTTGGCTATATACAGGGAGCTGAGACATGGTGTCGGGAAAGATCAACGTGTCGGATTTAGTATTGACAGGGATGGAAGTGTGGCGTACTCGGCTGACATGGAGAATTTGTACAGCGTGACGAAGAGAAAGAAAACATCGTTGCAGAGGTATGTTAGGAGACAGTTGGGGTTCAATGTCAGTGACATTAAGGACCATGAGCTTGACTTGGTGTGTCGGCAGGTTGTCAAGGTCTGTCATGATGGGATGTTCAAAGTCATTCGGGGTGATGATGTGCAGAAGGCGTACGAGGGGGCTGTTGGGTGTAGTTCCTGTATGACGTATAGTAGCAGTAGATACACGTCAATGTATAAGTTGAACCCTGATAAGGTTGGGATGGTCGTGTATGAGAGTCCTAGAGTGACGGCGAGGGCTTTGTTGTGGACGTGTGATGATGGTGTGACTGTCATGGACAGGATATATCCGAATGATGGCGGTCATGTGGAGATTATGCATGGGTGGGCTGACAGTCTTGGGTATGTGTACAGGATAGGGAATTCGTTGCCCTGTGGGGGGTACGTTAAACTGTCGGATGGTAAGGATCATGTTGTGACGTTGAAGTACAAGGCGTACATACCGTACATGGATACGTTCAGGTATGGTAAGAGACGGGCTGGTAAGATATGGTTGTCGAATGTGAGAGGGCGTGTTGGTATGGTTGCTTATGACGCTAAGATAACAGGGTTCGTGTGTCAGATTTGTAAGGAGGAGTTCGTAGGTACAAGTAATAGAAGGTCAGGACTGTATGGACATGTATGTACTGACTGCTGGGGGACGAGAGCATATTGTCGAAGATGTGAGAGGTGGTTTGCAAAGGGGAGTGAGGATGAAGTTAAGGCGGTTGATAGAGGGCGGTATATGTGGTGTCGGGAGTGTCGAGAAGATAAGGGTGTTTCTGAGTGTGAAAAGTGTGGGGGGCTTACGAGAGGGACATATGTAGTGGGTGGTAAGAGATATTGCTCTGGCTGTGTAAGTTATTGTTTAAGATGTGACAAGTTAACTTTAAGAGAGGAGATAAATAAGTATGAAGGACTTTGTGAAAAGTGTGCGGGAAAAGAAGATAAAGCCGTACAGGAAGAACATGGCGAGGGTCATAGAGTGTACGCCGATGTCGAGACTGGAGTGGTACTGTCAAGCGAGAATACCTCAGCTGTTTGAACTATTGGGTGGTAAGTCGACTGACAAGTATGCCTTTCAGGACAACGGCAGTGACATACTGGCGGTAGCTCATTGTGACGTAGCGGCTAGAGTGGAGAAGGAGAAGCACTTCGCCATTGCACAGTTGACGTACGATGCATTGGTGTACTCGACGGCCTTGGATGACAGACTTGGTGTGTTCACTATACTGGAAGTCTTACCTATGTTGGGTATCAATGTGGACGTGCTGTTGACGAAGGATGAAGAGATTGGGAAGTCAACGGCGGAGAAGTTCGTGACGGACAAGAAGTACAATTGGATGGTTGAATTTGATAGACGAGGGACTGATGTTGTCACGTACAAGTATCGTGAGACGGTGTGGAAGGACGTGCTGAAGGATTACTTTAGAGCTGTTGGTTATGGGTCATTCTCTGACATTTGTGAACTGGAGCATTTGGAGTGCTGTGGGGTTAATGTGGGGGTAGGGTATCATGACGAGCATACGAGTTTTTGTTATATGTCAGTTGTGGAGTATAGGGAGCAGTTGTGTAGGTTCATGGCATTCCATAAGGACTGTAAGAGATGTTTGTACCCCCATGAGGAGATGAAGTACACGCAGCCGACGGTTACTAAGTGGCCGTGGGCGGGTAGGAATGGGTGGCGTGGACAATATGACTGGGGGGAAGTGGAAGACATTGAGTACACTATAGAAGTGTTTAGGTGTCCTAGTTGCAGTCAGACTATGAGGGAAGATGAAGTCGTGCATTTGTTTGGCTGTCAGTGTTGCCCTATGTGTGGGACTACTGTTGTGAAGGAGGTGGCATTGAAGAAGTAATGCGAGTTGTAGGAGGACACTATGTGGGTATTGACGGATGAAGGTGAGCAACTAGAAATTACTGAGGAGGAGTTCAAGGCGTTAGGGCTGTCGCTGAAACTGACACCGCCTGTGGGTGCGCTGAACTTGTATAAGTCGTCAGCTTTTCGTCGGTTGCCGTTGGATATAGGGCCTCAAATACTTGGCGACGGTATACTACCGAGGGCATGTAAGTTGGTGGTCTACGGCAAGGAGAAGACGAGGAAGAGTTTTCTTTCCATGCAGCTGTGTAAGTGCGTGGGGCGAGGGGAGACTTTTCTAGGCATTGATACGACACAAGGGCGTAGTGTGTACATACAGAGTGAGTTGAGTGCGGCGGCTGTACAGCAACGTATGAAAGCGGATTGGGGAGACGGGTTTGTGGCTAATGCGTACTCGTTGAAGTTGGACGAGAGACAAGGGGCCAAGGATTTTTTGGATAGTGTAGCTGAAGTTAATCCCGATCTTGTAGTCATTGATCCGCTGTATAAGGTGTTGACAGGGGATTTGAATGATGCGAGTGCTGTACAGGTAGTGCTGGATGTGTTGGACGAGGCCATTGAGGAGACGGGTACTAGTATTGTACTTGTGCATCACGAGAATAGGGAAGGGAAGGTGCAAGGCAGTGGGCGTATACTGCAATGGCCTGACGGTGTGTTGCATATGAGGAAGAAGACGCCGGAGAGTCCTAAGCATAGGCTCGTGTTTGAAGCGATGAGGCATTGTGTGAAGACGCCAAAGGACATACACTTAGTGTTCAATGATGAGACGTGTGAGTTTGACGTGAGTGATGAGAAGACGTTGAAGGAGAGGGTGTTTGAATGGCTGGACAGTGGTGGGGAACCTGAGGAGTTGGAGAGGGAGTTCCCAGAGGAGAATGGTATAACTCTCAGGGGATATAGAAAGAATTGGAGGGATAGTCAATGACAGATACAGATGGAGTTCTTGAGATGAAGGACGTTGTTAAGAAAGTTGCGGACAGGCTTATTGATGACTGTGGGAAAGAGGCTGATGGTGAAATGTGGAAGGAACGCGTACTGAAGGCACAGGCTGTAATAGAAGAGGCAGACAGTAGTGGTGTACCGGATGAAGACGCTGAGGTCCTGTCGTCCGTGGGTAGTCTAATCACGGGTGTAATGGAGAGTATTAGTAATCCTCTCATGTTCATGTTGGAGAGGGACAACATACATATGACCACGGCTATGTGTCTGAAGACGGCATACTTTATTGGTAGACAAGGAGGTAAGACGTCTTAGCACATGTTGACCGCAGTTTTGATCGTAACAACGGCCTACAACGGGCTAACAACGGGGCAAAAATACAGTGTTCCACTCGTAAAAACGGGAGTATTCGAGAGTGCTACGATCAACAACGGCCAACAACGCAATCAACAACACGAGTGGATAGCCTCGCCTGTTGTTGGTGCGGGGGGGCTAATAGGCCCCCGCAACAAGCAACGGTATGACGGGCAGGTACAAATAACAATGTAGAAACAAAAGGAGGTATTATGAAGGCACGGGTAAGAACAGGGCTAAAGGGAACTGGTATAGGACAGGAGTATCTTGACAAGTTGGAAGGAACTGTCATAGAAGTTCGAACTCTTGGGCGAGGACATTATGTAGGAGCAGGATGGTCATGGAAGGAGGACTGGTTAGACTTCGACAGTGTTCCGGTTATGGCGATGGTGAAGAGAGGATTGCCTTACTCCGATACGAGGGATGGGTATGTTCTCTTGGACAGTATGAGAGACAGAGGTGGAGAAGTTCATGAGTTCACAAAGGAAGGGGGGTTCTATCGAAGAGTTGGAGGTATTCAGTATCATTTCTGGGTCAAGGAGTGGCTCGATTTCAATTACGATAAGGAGGCAGGAGTGGAAGGTCAGGAAATGCAAAGGTGGGAAGCTGTAGACAAGAGTGGGCGTATGTGGGAGTTCATAGCTGTTCATGGTTGTACGAAGGTGAAGGCTATGAGAGAGTTGTTTGGTGGTGGGAGAGTGAAGGAGAACTGTTGGCTTTGTCAGTACGTGGAGGATATACGAGGGGGTTGTTGTGATTGTCCGTTGATGGGTATGTGGGGGAGTAGGGGTGGCGGCGGTTGTGCGGATGAGGAGTCGCCGTTTACCAAGTGGCGGGATACGGTGTCGAAGGAAAGCCCGGAAGCCCGAAGTGCAGCGTGGGAAATGGTTAAGTTGCATAGGGACTGGTTGGACAGTCACCCGAAGCCGACAGTTAATATGAAGGCGGCGGCGAAGACACCCAGTAGACATTCTAAGAAACCAACGATGAAGTTCCCAAAGAATATTACCAGTGAATGTACGGGGAAGTTGATTTGCACTGATGGTAAAGCCTTCATGGAAATCTCGTGGCCGGGGCGAAAAGGCGGGTATAATGTGGTTGCTCATGTTGGTATGACGGATAAGCCTGTAGTCAATGACGGTTTCATAGTTGAACGTATTGATGATACGGATTTTAGAATCTATGTGACGAGGGAGGATGCCTAGTTATGAATAAGAGAGAAGCAGTTGTCAAGTCTGAGGAAGTCTGGACTATCATTGCTGAGAAGGGGCTGAGTAAACAGGACGCCTTTGCTGAGGTTGGGGTTGGTTACTCCAAGACCCCCAAGAATGCGTGTTACCTGTGTCAGTATACTGAGGACAAGTGTGGGTTCTGGAATTGTTCTTTGTGTCCTATGATCGGTATGTGGACGGAGGAAGAGCAAGGCCGTTGTATTGATGACGGATCGCCTTACTTATACATAGAAGACAAGTTGGGTAAGGCTGCTAATCCGGGGGACCCAATGTACAGGGTCGCAGCATGGGATATTGTGGCGTTGCATAGGCAGTGGTTGCAGGAGAATCCTGAAGAGGTTAACCACCCTGCCAGTATTGGAGATACGTACTCTTGGTGTGGTACTCCATACTCAATACGGCGTTGTGGTAGTGATGGGTTAGTGTTTGTTGCTCTTGAGAGGGAGAACTTCTACTCAGGAGGGGGTTCACCCTTTGGTCAGGCAGTACTGACTGAGGAACAAATGCAGCAAGAGATTAATGCTCTAGTGAATAATTACAGTCTTGTATACATCGGGAAACTCGATGATATTATTAAAATTAAAGGAGTGAAATAGTCATGGATAAACTAACACAAAAGTATGCACCTGTATATCAAAAGACGGAGGGAGGGGATTGGTTTCCTTGTGTTCCTAGAGGGGCTGACGATGATGCGGCGTACAAGTACCCGTATAGGGTGGGTATCAAGAAGACATTGAAGAGTGGTCGATACTACTTGTACGATGTTGCCTTGGACCCGTGTTCTGAGTTCGTGGAGAGGATGAGGGCCGAGTGTGGGGCGGTCAATGTTGGTGTTATGAGAGTGTTCGGTGTTGGTGATACGTATGGGAGTAATGTAACTTATGGCTTAAAGGCCGAGAAGTACAAAGGTATTGTGCCGTTGGAGATTGTCAAGGAAGTCAAGGTGCCGAAGGGTATAGTGTTGACGAAGAATGATCTTGAGGTGCGTCTTGACTGTCATGGTGACGGGTTTGACGTACATTTGAAGGACAAGACTACTGGCGTCGTCATAGGCTCTTTTGGGGTTGATGGGTTACATAAGTGGAACGATTCGGAGATGTATACTATTGATAGTCGAGAGGACTCTATACGGGGGGGCAATGATTGTTATGCCTCCTTCCGCATAACACGACAGGGGTAGGCCGTGGATGAGTGTGTACACCACTGGATAATCGAGGAGAACAAAGGTCTAACCAGTCAGGGTGTATGCAAGAAGTGTGGGCAGAAGCGTGACTTTGAGAACGTTTTTAATGTGTATGAGCTTATGAAACTTGGAAACGTTGCTCAAAGTCAACGCTCTGGTTTGCATTGGGGGAGGTCTGACTGGGTGTACTATATGACAAGACCGACAAGGAGGTAGAGATGGTATGTTGAGACTTAGAGTGTACAACATTAGTGAACTAGCCCCTGAGTCTGATTATAAATACGTTGTTGACATTAACGGCGACGTGTTGGATGAAGGGTTTCTTCGTGGGCATAAAAGGGGGGATGGCTGGAAGAAGTTACTTGAGCTTATTGTGGAGGACTTAAATGCCAAATAAGGAAGCGGCTATACTCAAGATACGGGATAGGATTGGTCGTATTGTTGAGGGAGCGACAAGCTGGGATGATATTAAGGACGAAGTGTCTGCTGACTTGGACTACCTGTGGGAAGAGAGTTTGCAGCAGGCTGGCATATCAGGTATGCAAGAGGTTTTGGATAAGTTGGTTGAGACTTGGCGTGGGGATGAGGAGTTGCAGACGCTTGCTTTGGGAGTGCTGACTGATGAGGTTATTGAGGGTATTGAGGAGTATGTACTAGGCAGTATGTTGAAGGCGTTGAGAGAGTGGGCCGAGAATTACTTTGGGGAATGGCAAGGGCGAGAGATTGTGGAAGAGGCTGAGAAGGATATACGGCGACTGTATGCGGAGTATGGGAAACGTGTGCAAGAGGCGTTGAAGGAGGGGGAGTAATGGCTGTAGGATACGGATACGAAACTCTTCCTACTTTCCCAGAGGTCAGGAGGGGGCATTGGTATGAGTTGGAGGAGACAATGAAGAGAGCCAGAGATCAACTTATAGTAGACAGGGCTATAGGTCAAGGTCTTGTCAATGAGGCGTTTAGGAGAAAATACGAGGAGGGGAATATAGTGAAAGAGGATATGGAGTTTTTTGAAGGTCGTCGTGTGGTGCCGACGGGGGAAGAGAGAGTACCGGAGAGGGGGGAGTTGTATAAGTACCATACAGGGGTAATATCTAAGGCTGTTTGTGCGTCAGGGACGTATCCTATATACAAGTTTGCCGATGAAGTTGATGTGGACATACGGGGGTTCTGGATGGTCATACGAGGGAGTGGTCCGGGGGCCGGTCAGACGCAGAAGAGGCATTACAGTGGGTCTGAGGCTATGAGAGAGGCTGAGAGACTGACTAGAGAGACTGGGGTTGGTTTCTTTGTCCTTCGTACGGATTTGTATGTAGAGCCGGAGACGCCTCCTGTGAGGTGGAGGCAGGTTCTTTGACATGGGCAGACGCCGTGTTGTGGGGGGTAGTTGGAGGGGCTGTAATGGCGTTTATTGTTGATGCGTTTGTTGGACGGAGGCAATGATCGTGTGTAGTCTTGACAAATACAGGAGGATTTGGTATGCTAAACATGTTGAATAAGAACAACACCTTCATAACTCCCACGCTCGAAGGAGACTTCTATGGCAGCTGTTGAAAGTAAAGTTCGTCATGCGTACTTGTTTCTGCCTAACTTTGCGAGGGGTAGGCAGTGGTTCCGTCATCCTTGGCCGCCCCCTGATACGATACGAGTTCCTGTGGAGCCGTCGTTGAGGAATAGGACGTTTGATTTACCTGTGGTGGAGGATTTTGTCGAGACGAGGACGTGGCGGTGTGACAGGGTGTTTAAAGTGTTTGATATGGCTGTGTATGAGGAGGTCAGTGATGGATAAAGAGAAGATACTGGAGATAGTACAGCGAAATTGCCCGTCCGCAGTGTTCCTGAGTACCAATCTCAGTAAATGTTTTCACTACCCCGACAGGTGCCCGGTTTTTTCGGTCAGTCCTACTTGCGATAGGGCAACTGCGGAACTCTCCGCCTTGATGGACGATGCCATATTAGAGAAGGTCAAGGTCGCTGAGGCAGGGGTAAAGATGATTGATGTAGTTATGGCAGATGAAAGATATTGGCATAAATCAATGCACAGTGAGATATACCATTGCAAACAATACAAGGAATATTACCCCTTGTGTGGTGATTCATGCCAATTGCACCCTGCTACCATACCGGGATGGGCTGTTCCAATGGATAAAATCTGTCAAAAATGCGCCAGTATAGCGGTCAATCCCAATATGGCGCGCGATACCACATCAAAGGCTCAGGAGCATTAAGAGATGGCATGGCAGTTCAAGTGGGTCGGACAAAGCAATAACGGGGTGCAACCGACCGGGCACCGCAGGGGTGCCCATCGGCTGATCCCGCGCCCCGTTAAAAATATCGCCAACGAGAAAAGGGGGGGTAATGAAGAAGTTATGGTGCTGGTTGTTTGGGCATGATTGGGTATCTTATTCACTCAACAATGCAGATATATTTGATGGTGTGTGGAGAAGCTCTTGGGGGTGCCATACATGTGCCAGATGCGGGAAAGAAATTCAATGGCAATGGGATAGGCCATGAGATTAGTTGAATGCGTTAAATGTGGGAATCGGTTTGATTTGGATATGTGGGTATATACTCCGCCTTCCCAAACATCAGCATCGAGAGTGTACGAATGCCCGGAGTGTGGTTGTATTACTTTGATTCATAAATATACAGCAGTTGAGGTAAACCCACATGAGGATACCAACAAGGCGAATTTTTAACAAGCTACATGCAACCGATGCTCAGGGCGTGTCGCACGGCTGATTCGCCCACATTGGAACGACCGTAACAGGTAAAGGAGGGGTTCAGTGGAAGAAAGGTACACGATAACTCGGATGGCAGAGGATTTGGAAGACCTTCTCCAAGCAGCGGAGGGGCTAGTTGGTTGGCTCAATGGTGTCGGTTTGACAAATAAGATACGGCGCAATAGGGTACCAAGACAACTCCTTGAAGTGCTTGAAAGTGAAATTGAGAAATGCAGGAGGCATCAGTAATGTGTAGCCCTTTTATTTATTCAGAATCTGACATAGAAGATGCAGTCAAATGTGAACGGCAACGTATTGGTGAATGGCTGCGTAGTTGGACTGTGGTGGATGATAACGGTGTACCTATGTACACGTTGATAGACCTTGATGAAATAGAGTCACTTGAAAAGGGCGAATCTTCATCAGCATCGGGAGACGGCGTTTCCAATAATCTACATGCACCCGACAATGAAGTCTGCGAGGATTGTGGGCAAGATATATCTCAATGTGATTGCCACATTCCCCAAGATTTGGAGCCGCACCTTCATCGCGGGTGATTCGGGCATTGCTTTGACCCGACGGGGCTATTCACGGCGACAGGTGCCATAGAAGTTGAGACATCCATTGGATTAAAAAATACGGTCTACGGAGGAAGGAAAATGGGTAATCAGAAAAAGGTGACCAAGACATACATCACGACGGAGGACACAAAGGAAACATATACATTCCCTCCCGATGATGGTGTGGAGCAGCCTCAGTTGTGGGAGGTGGTAGTGTATGTTTTGCCCGTCGAAAAGAAAACCGGCATATCCTCTGGTGGGATTAACAGCTACAGCACCCCTAACGGGGCAATATACCTAGAACGCCAAACCTTAGTGAATCACGGCATGATGCCGGTAGTGTATCCGGGTGACAAACCTCCGGCGGATAATCCATCAACAGCCGAAGACTTAATTATACAGCTACTTGAGACGGTTGGTTACTACCCGGAATCATAAAATTACAGCCACATCAAGCCCCGGTGAGAGCGGCGTTTCCAATAACTCACTGAACGAACGCCCGCCGAAGGCGGCGTGTTAGTTCGCTCTCATTAAAAATATCGCCAATGAGAATTAGGAGGGGTACAAGATGGCAACATTAACCGAGAATAGGCAGTTTGCTCAATATGTGCTTGGGCATAGCGGATTAGATGAGGCAATTGAGTGGATAAGAGACAATCTCCACCCGCACGAGGTTTTTGGGGAAGACGAGTTAAATGAGGTTGGGAAAGATTATGCAGAAAGAGAGGGTTTATTCCCGCCGCTGGAGGCGTCTGAATTAGAGGACTATGATGCGGGGTTGCTTAATGACGTCGGTGGCGGAAATGTGGAGTGGTGGCAGGACTATCTCCGGACAGAACTAGGCCGCTGCAACGATCATTGGCGGGAGCAAATAGGATAGGCCACATGAGCAACGAGCCAGGGCGAATTTTTAATAAGCTACCTGAACGAAGGCGAACAAGTTCGCTTGTTACTCGCCTTCATTATGCGGCTAAAAATAAATAGAGGGGGTATCTGATGGAATTACCAGAAGAAATTAACATTGAACAACTAGGAGAGGTGATGGAACATTTATCTCCATCGGATTACTTGTCAACGCTGGATAGGAATAGGCCCTATAATGGGCAACCTCACACAGATACAGGGGAAAGAGGCAAGCAGCTTATATCTGGATTGACAATGCGTGACGTGAGGGACTGTTTCGTTAAAGCCTGTTACCACAGTTCTGGCCTTAACGCAGAAGAGTATCCACGAAGCGTTTACGAGTTACCCTGGGAGGACATGGACCCGATTGCGATATCACAAAATCTTACTTGTTGGATTGAACGGTATATGGGTATTTTCCCTAATATACCAAGTCTCGAAGTTGAGAATGGGGATTAATCCACATGAGCCAATCCTCACGCCGCATAATAAGGCGTTGCAACGGAAAGCCGGGGCGGCTTCCGCTGAACTTGGCATTGGAACGACCGCAAATAAATTAAAAGGAAGGTGGCGTATGAATATACTGTGTTGGATACTTGGTCATGACAAAAGAGCTACAGTGTACAGGGAATGGAAAGAGACGGGGGCAAACTGGTTTTGTCGTCGTTGTGGAAGGAGGTTTTGGTAGAATGATTACATTAAACGATGGTGATGCTGCAATAGTTGTTCGTAAGGATGGGAGTGAAGCCGAAGTTGTATTACCCGGAGGTGAGGATCGTGAAGAGGTGTCCCCAGCTGCTATCATTGTCACTATGTTGTGTTTGGTGCTGGAGGATGAGGAGTTAGGGCAAGTCGCTATGAAGAATTTCGACAAGCGTATGGAGGAGATGAAGAACGTTGTTGACACCCCAGACAATACATGTGAAGGAGGAGTATGGAAGAAGGAGACAGACTGACCTGTGCTGTGTGTGGAAGTGGACGGAACCTGTCTCTCGTGCCGTCTGAAGGTAAGGATGGTACGCTGATAGGGTTCATTTTCTCATGCCAAGGCTGTCTGGAAGAGACGGATGGTTGCCGGATAACGGTCCATCTAGGGACTGACCTTCTGACGGAGGTCAATGACTTTCTGGAAGGGGGTGAGTCGTGAGACCGTGGTCAAGGAAGTTCGGGGACGAGTTCTTCACAGCGGTTCGTGAGGGAGTTGGTCTCAGTCTTCTCAAAGGGGAGAACCTGAATGAGAAGGAGTTCGTAGAGGCAGCAGTTCTGGAGAAGACCCAAAATATGAAGGAGGATTTTTATGGCGAGAGAACAGATACGATGGAAAAGTAGTGAGGGAGTCGAGTCTGGGTTTGATGCTATTGAGGTTATTGAGGGAGATGTTGTGTTCATGGACATTGTGGACAACCCGTGGCCGAATAGTACGAACCCGAAGGATCAACTCAAGATTACGTTGGAGAACTTCGAGGTTATTGAGTTGAACGGTGATATGCCGAATATTAAGGAGGATGTGTTTGACATATATATACCGTATGCCAAGGCTGGGGAAGAGCCGAAGAAGAATAGTTTCTTCATGAAGCACTTCCTGACTAGTGCCGAGGAGTTGGGGCTGAGTATGCCTGTGACTGACATACGGGCGCGCTTTCGGCGGAAGACTGTAGGGTTTGGAAAGGACGCTGACGGTGAACGCATACAGACGACTAAGTATGTGTTTGACAGCGTGTGTGAGAACGGTCACGCTGAGTTGAGCGATGAGTATGTACAGCAACTTCTTGTCGATAAAAAGGTCAGTGTGGTGAAGAGGACGTTGATGAGTGATCCGAAGACTAAGAAGGACAAGGATATCATTGCCTCGGCCAAGGCTGACATAGATGCGTTCTTGGACAGTGTAGGGTTAGTTGACATTGACGGTGTAGTTGCACTGGTTGATGAAGGATAAGTAATTGATGGGGGCTGTGGCGGAATAGGTAGACGCTAGTTGTAACCGTTCAGCAACAAGCCTGACGTGAACGTGTGCAGGTATGCAGGGTGACTATACGAGTATACCAAGAACGTTTGAAACATAACGGGCTTGCTCGGCAAATCCCTGTCAGCCCCCAGACATAAAGAGAAGGTGTTGACATGCCAATCTATACATACAGATGTCTGTCGTGTGGTCATGAGGAAGATTTTTTAGTGCCTGATATGGAGACTCCAAAGGCTTGCCCGTCTTGTGAGGGGGAGACTGTGCCGTTGTTCCCCGGTGTTAATGTCATATACAAGATGGCCGGGTTCTACACGACGGACAACCGGAAGGTGAAGGAGTATGATGAAAAGACGGGGTTGCCTAAGATTTGGTAGGAGGACAGTATGTGTGACTTAGAGGACACAGGGCGTTGTGCTAAATGCGGGAAGCCTCATGAATGGGTTCGCCCCGGCAAGACGCAACCGACCTGCCTTTGCGATATAACTTGCTCTCGATGTGGAGGGTTATGGGAATTCCATGTTGAACCTAACCCTAAATGGCCGAGAGTATCAGGCTGGTTTTGCCCTGTGTGTGGGCCTGAACATACTTGGAAGGAGGAGGAATTATGACAGGAGAAGAATGTCTACAAGAAGTTATTGAAGAAGAAATAGAAGCTCAAGAGTATGAGTTCAAGAGACAATTAGGTAAGATGATACAGAATCAAAGGAAGGCGCAATCTGATGCCGACATGTGGGCATCTCGTATAGACGGGTTGGTTAAAGCTGGACCGTATGATGTTGTTAAACGTGGGGAATCTGGCTGGCTTGAACCGAAGGAGGGTTATGGAAAAGAGGTATAGTAAAGAGATATATAATGATGTCATAGAGAACATGCGGGGGCTGCTACAGAATGACAGGCCAGAGGGTGTGCATTTGAGTGACCTGACGCTGTGTCTGAACAAGGCATACTATCGTCGTGTTGAGGGAGATCAGGAGTTGACGGATGAGCAGGTGACTGTGTTTAGTCTGGGTCGCATGGGTGAGGCGTGGATGAGGCAGAGTTTTAGTGATGCCGAGCCGATACTGTGTGAGGGGATATGGTGTAGTCTGGATCATGATACGGGGGAAGATGATGTGCCGTGGGAGTTGAAGGTTACGAAGATGTCGATCAATACTCCTGTGCCTGCTCACTGGATATGTCAGATGCAGGCGTATGCCTATGCTAGATGGCAGAAGGCTGTTGATGCTGCTAGTATGCATCTAGCAAGTAAACGAGGTAAGATTGCGGATGAGCAACTCTCTAAATTTCTTGAGTTCGCCCTTGTTCGTCTATGCGTGAACGGGGCCTACAAGGCCAATAGGAATATGGTGGTTGTGCCTGAAGTGTACACGTTCACACGAGATGAGTTAGAGGAGAACTGGGATTGGTTGCAGCATAGACGGGATACGCTGGAATACTGTGTTGAGACGGGTGTGCCACCAAGTCGAGAGTTGGCTGATTATGAGGGACTGGACGTGTCGTTCAATCAGTGTAATGGCTGCGGGTATTCAAGAGGTATTTGTCCTGCTGAAAGGAGAGGAAGATAGTATGAGACCAGTACGAGTGAGAGTCACGGGTAATCCGGGCTGCGGGAAGAGTCATTTCGCATTGACATTTCCTGACCCGATTACTGTGTTTGACTATGATGAGGGGCTGGATGACCTGTTGGACAAGGACGTGTTCAAGGACAAGGAGATAGAGGTCATTGACTGTTCGCTGCCTATACAGTGGTCGACTAAGAAGAAGACGTTCGGGAAGAAGGAATGGGAGTTCTTCATTGAGCAGTATGAGATAGCCCTTGAGGTGGCAAAGACTGTTGTCATTGATACGGGGACTACGTTTGGGGAGATCGTCATTGCTGCTGTGGCCGAGACGCTAGGCGTTAAACAGTTGATGCCGTATCAGTATGGAGACCGGAATGCATACATAAAGGCTATTGTAAATATGGCGAAGAAGGCAGAAGTTAACTTAGTATTTACACAGCATATGAAAGACGTGTATGTGAATGAACAGAGGACAGGTGAGAAGGAGCCTGACGGTTGGGGTCGACTGGGTGGTCTGGTCGACTGGGACATATTCATGGAAGTCAGGCGAGCGAAGGATGGGACCGTAGCGACGGATAGTTACATAAATAAGTGTCGGCTGGAGAGGAGTATCATTGGGGAGACGTACGAGGACATTGACTACGCTTCGTTGGCGGACTTGGTGGAGTAGTTGTATGATACTAATGAGTGCAGCCAACGAGCCACATGTGATAGAGGAGCACTTGAAGGCGACTGTTGGTGTAGAGAAGATGACACTGGCTGAGATGCCGTACGGTGATTATGCGTGGGGGGATGTCAATGGGAATCAAGTTGGTGTCGAACGTAAGGACGTGCGGGACTTACTCACGTCGGCCATGACAGGACGGTTGGAGCAGCAGATAGCAGGTTGTATGGAGGAGTACGATAAGGTTGTGCTGTTGTGTGAGGGAAGGTTCTACCCCACTCGTGGGGGTGATGCTATAGGTGTTAATGGGACTGGGTATATATCACCTGCACAGGAGAAGCCCTTCAAAGCCATGGGGGGGCTGCTACTGAGTCTACAACACAATGGTGTAGATGTCGTGTACAGTTTGGATGTGGCACATTCGGGGCTGCTGTTGCAAGGCATGTACGAGTACACGCAGAAGTTGGAGCATAAGTTCCTAAGACGTTACATACGGACGAAGCCTACTATTCATCATGTTGATCCGAAGGTTGATGTGTTGCTGGCTATTGCGAAGGTGCTGGGGGTGCGGTTGACTGTCATAGCCTCGACACGTATTATTGAGAAGTATGAGAGTATTACGGAGGCGTTGCGTTGTGTTGATGAGTGGGGGCAAGTGCAAGGCGTCGGGCCGAAGATAGTGAGTGGTATGAAGGAAGGGTTGTCATGACGGAAGCGGATGCAGCTTATCAACAGGGATACGATAGAGGTTTTAATCGTGGGCAGGAGTACGCACGTAAGAGAATGGTTGAGGAGCTTAAGGATAAACTACCTAGCCTATGCTCGTACTGCTCAGAGAAGAATGCTATAAAATCTAAAGCCTTATGGTCATTTTACAGACAGCTTAAGGAAGAGGGGGAGTTATGAACTGCGACAAATGCCCTCTCAAAGGTGGTCGCCCTGTTCATGGTGATGGCCCAAGGGATGCCCGATTCATACTTATTGGGGAAGCTCCGGGGGCTAATGAGGAACGTACTGGAGTACCGTTCATAGGTAAGGCTGGTCGAGAACTACGAGAGTACTTGGATTTGGCTGGTATAGACATAGACGACTGTTACATAACAAATATAGTCAAGTGCAGGCCCCCCGGAAACCGCACTCCCCACAAAAAGGAGATGGCGTGCTGTCGAGACGCCTTGGTGGAGGAATTGGTAGAGAACACTACAGCTTTGTTAATTCCTCTTGGGGGGCCTGCCACTAAAGCTGTGACTGGAAGGAAGTTAGCTGAGGTTCATGGGTGTCGTATACATGTGGGGATAGAAGGCATGACGAGGACTTGCGTGCCTATGTTTCACCCGGCTGCTGGGTTCTATAGTGCCAAGACGAGGGGGGAGAGTGTTGAGGACTGGGATAACTTTCCACACGAGGACTTCCCATACGAAGAGGGCTTGTATAGTATACTGTACCGTAACGGGACGCGAAGACAATGGACATATACGGATGATGTTGTGGCTGTTGATACTGAGACACGGGAGGGGCGTCTTGTATGTAGTGCGTGGTGTTCTGAGGCTGGAGTTGCCCATGCGATTATGAGTCCTGATGGGGTAATACCTTCTGCGAGTAGGTTCATTATGCATAACTACAAGTACGATTTACCTGTGTTGAAGGAGGCTGGCATACGTATACATCCTGAGCAGTGTGTGGATACTATGATTGCCGCGTATGCGCTGGGGTATCCTCAGGTGGGCCTACATCGTCTAGCTAGTCAAGTGCTTGGTATGGACTTACGACACTGGAATGAGGCCGAGGATGACGACGATTTGGGTATCGTGTGTTGTAGTCATGCCGATGCTACGATGAGGTTGTGGGAGGCGTTTGAGCCTAGACTACCTGACTACTTCTGGACAATAGACATGCCTGTGAGTCGTGTGTTGTTGGCTATGGAAGATAGAGGTGTTCGTGTTGACAGAGAGGGCGTCTTGAAGTATGCTGAGGAGTTGGAGAAGGAGATCGCCGGGTACTCATTTCCGTTCAACCCCGGCAGTCCTCAGCAGATAGGGAAGTACCTGTACGAGGACTTAGGTCTGATACCGACGAGATATACTGACGGTGGTGAGCCTTCGACGGACAAGTTAGCGTTGGAAGCCATCGACCACCCTATAGCCAAGGAATTGCTAGCCTATCGTAAGGCCACAAAGTCATTGAGTACGTACGTGACAAACTACATTGATCGTATGGACGAGGACCAACGTATTCATCCTCAATACCGACAGACTAGGCAACCGGCGTCAGAGACGTCAACGACTGAGGAAGGGACTGTGACAAGGCGCTTGTCTTGCGTACAGCCCAACCTTCAGAACGTGACGAGTGGGTTCATGAGGGGTTTGTTTGTACCCAGCCCCGGCAACGTCTGGTTGAAGGTCGATTACAGTCAGTTGGAATTGAGAGTATTTGCAGCCATCTGGAGGGCTCGTAGTATGTTGGAGGTGTTTCTCGACCCGAACGGAGACATCCATGAGGAGACTCGACTGGGGTGTGGGTTTCCTGATACGAAGGCGGGTCGAACAAATGCCAAGATCATGAACTTCCAGATGTTGTACATTGGAGACATGGGGGCTGCTGTGGCGAAGGCTCATGAACTGTTCGGTTGGGACTGGGGGGTATGTAAGGACGTCGTATCTGCCTACTACCGGAAGTACCCAGAGATACCGGACTATTGGGAGGAGATCGCCAGCACTGCCTTGGAAGAGAAGGGGATAGCCACGCACTTCGGCTATTGGAGACGACTGCCCCAAATGTACTCGGATAAGAGGGCTGACATTGTAGCTGCCACACGTCAGGCCATTAATACGCCGGTACAGGGAACCGCTGCGGATATTGTCAAAATAGGCATGATAACCGTAGGGGCAGAGGAGCCAATGGTAGTTCAAGTGCATGATGAGATGAACTTCGATATCGAAAAAGACAGGGCTGACGAGTTCGCTCAATGGTTGTATGAGGCGTTGCCGACGGCAGTCACTATCAATGGTGTACACTTCCCCGTGGAGGTCAAAATAGGGCCTTCATGGGGAGGGCTGACTACAGTAGAGGAGGCTGTATGAGAGGGACGGTAGCGAAGAGGATACGTAGGGCTGTACGGGCGGACACACCTATGATGACTGAGGGACAGAGGAAGTCTATATACAGGACAGCCAAGGAGTTCTATAAAAAGTTAAGGAGGATAGTATGATACCAAGACCCGGAACAATGATAAACACTATACGACATCTCTTGGAGCAGAACGGACGTATCACGGACGACGTGGCGAGTTGTCTATACCATGGGCAACCGAATGAACAGAGGGGGTTCTGTGAGAAGTTTCCCAACGATGCCATCAACATCTTCAAGTACGTATACAGAATGAAGGATTTGAAAGTAGAAGAAGTGTATGAAGATGCTTCAGATGCTTTCGAGGTCACTCCTGAGATGAGGAAGGACTTGGAAGATAAAGTTATCTATGATGATAAGGAGAACGTGAGTGGGCCGATAGGACTGCGTGAATTGAAGGAAGCCAAGAGGATCGGGGAAGTCATGAGAGCTGAGTCCGTCGATATAGCCCTCTCACCTGAGGAGTCGACGGATGAAGAAGCGTAAAGGTATATTTCTAGGGGATTCCCATTGCCCCTTCCAAGACAAGGCTGTCATCAATGGTATAACACTGTTCGTACGGGATTGGCAGCCTGACTTCATATGGTGGATAGGGGATGACTGCGACTTCTATGCCATCAGTAAGTTCAATAAGGACCCTCGTCGTGTGACAATGTTGCAGGATGAAATTGATGAGACTAGGCGTATGTACGATAAGGTGTGTGATAAGGCTCCGTCGGCTGACCTTTACAAGTTGGGTGGCAACCATGAAAACCGTATGCAGAGTTTTCTGTGGAGTAATGCTACTGGGCTGTCTAGTCTACGTAGTCTACAGGTTGAGGAGTTGCTAGGCATCAAAGACATGGGCATGACGTACACGCCGTACGACTGGGGTGTGCAGTTCGGGGACTTGTTTGTTATCCATGGGAATCTCGTGAGTAAGCATTCTGGATGGACAGCCAAGGCTCACTATGAGAAGTTCGGGGGCAATGGTATAGTAGGTCATTCCCACCGTGGAGGGCATTATCTTGTGACGAAGAAGGACGATACGAACGGCTGGTGGGAGAACTACTGCCTGTGTGACTTACACCCGGAATATGAGCAGTACCCGAACTGGCAACACGGATTTACGTTGGGGTACTTTGAGGACGACAGGTTTGAACTACGTCCTGTGCCTATAATTAAAAACAAGTTCCTTGTGGATGGGGAGGTGTATAAATGCCGTACAAAATAGTCCATCACCCAGAGGAAAAACGCCCATGGGTAATCATCAATACTGAAACAGGAAAACGTGTTGGAAGTTCGACTAGCCGTGACGATGCCGAGGCGTCTGTGAGAGCCCGGTACATGAGTGAGAACAACCCTAAGAAGTCGTGATGGCTAGGAACGTCACAGTAGCAGTATCATTATTCTCAACGATGTCGACGCTGCGAAGATACACTGGTATTCTATCTGGGGTGTACTTGTACTGAAGGTCCACCAACGTATTTTCAGTCTGGAGGGCTCGTACCTCATCAAAGACATCTCTACCGTACAACCCTTGTGTGGCTAAGAGATCTATGGTGAAGGTATAAGCCCTCAGTACACCCATGAGTTGTTGGTACTCAATAGATACGTGATGAATAATAGGTGTGTATGTATATTCCCCCGACCTCCTCCGCAACCCCAACCGCCACTGAGCCGCCTGAGACGACACATCTGTCTTATGTGGCGGAATGACAAACGACAAATACGTATTGGATTTATTGAACGTACCCAAGAGGTGAAAGTTGTCCTTGTACAACGGTCTCCAATATACGTCGACTTCCTCAGCATCATCGACTAAGTTATCCGCATATATACGGACTGAGTAGAAGCCTGTTCCCATCTCAGTCAGACGACCCCCAAAGTACGGGAAGTCTATGTAACCCGTCTCCTCGAACTCCATGGATGTGTCTTCAGCTGGGTCCAATTCCAACCGTCGTATGAATCGGTGTTTGTTGGCTCCGAGTGTAAAGAACAGTGTCGTATGACCGGGGGTTCCCGTCAACCACATGCGTGTAATGACTTCCGTATTATCGTCGCCTACGTACACGGGGTGCCAACCCGATCCGTCATTACAGTATATGCCTGAGTATTTATCACCCTTGACTGCCACATACAGGGCTTCTCGGAATGTCTTAATATCAGTGACGTAGCCGAGGTAGTCAGCCGGGAACTGATCCCTCTTGTCTATACCTATAGGGACTGTGCTGGCGACATCAGACTCGTACTTATACTCAACCATGACGACTCCACCCTTACCTTCATGGCCCACGAGTATGCTGTTCCAAAATACAATACCATAGCTGTCCTCGAAAGACGGATACAACCGCGAGTCCACGAACTGCGTCGGCACTGCCTCAACAATATGCATACCCTCAGCTGTTTGTATAATAACCTCATCATTATCACTCAGATCCGACCACACAAGTCCTTTAGGACCGTACTCAGAGTATATCTCACAAATACTTGCCCAATTGGCCGCTGCATCCGTCGTCTTGAACACCTCTATCTTGTTGTTGGCCGAGTCCCAAGTGGCAAGGTATATCTCGTCAGCAGCAGCCCCGAACGGCGAGAATGTGTTGGATGACAACATACTGGCCGGGCCTATACCTGACAGACTGGCGTCCGCGTTGGCCGCCCAGTTAGCACCATTGTCGGACGAGTCATACGTGTGTAGTGTACCATTGTCATCACACACGGCGAAGAGGTAGTTCTTGTACGTGACTAGATCGTATGCACCATCACAATTCGCCGCCAAGACAGTTCCTACAATATCCCACTCTTCATTGATGTTGTCCCATTTGGCGCACTTAGCCACAGCCCCATCCAGTATGAGAGCGTACGTCTCTCCTTCAAGATCGGTAAACGCCTTTATCTCAGCCGTAGAACTAACCGGATTAAATGGGCATGACTCTGTTCGTCTGGGCAGTGTTATCTTGCCGTGGTATGTAGCGCAGTTGCCAAAGTAATATGAGGATTCCTCAGGGTCCCACCACCGCCGCCCCATACCGGCTGAAAACTGAGGTACCCACAGAGGGAAGGGTATTCTATCCTCTCGTAGTTGATCCCCAGTAGTCCGAAACTGATCCGGCCACTGGTCAAACTTACTCGACTTTATACTGTCACACACATACGGCAAATCGTTTATGTATATATCCATAAGTCTCCTTAAGACGGCAATATCATGTTACGAACTTTACGACTGTTAGCTGGAGGTCCCATAAAAGACTCTCGTAGTACTTGTGCAGACTCAGCGTAGTACATGCGAGATATATCTTGAGCGTTCTTATCCCCTATTCGCGAATGGAGAATGTATGAAGATGCTCTAGGAATAATGTACGTGTGGGGTATATAACACCATGCCTCACCTGATCCCCAAGACAACCACAATTGTCTTGAATACCCTTCTATAATGAGATCAGTACCAACGTATTTACTCTCCACAGCTTTATGAAGCCACAACTCCCCTGTAGGTAATACTCTCCAATGACGATTCGGTATCTCCTCAAGATTACTCTGATCGCCGTCTTTATCCCCCCATATACGAGCGATGTAGTCTGGGCCTACTTCATTACCCCCAAAGACATCATCTGTAGGCATTGAGTACGTATACGTATCAGCAACTACAGTTAATGTGAAGTCGCCGGGGAATACTATATAGGGAAAAGAATCTCGTATGGCCCTGTTGACGGCATCAGCGTACACACCTATACGTTGTGTGGTCACGATGTAGTTAGCCCCATCAGACCACGCATTAATGACCGCTGGCTCGTTAATTAAACTAGTGTTTTCCCCATCCCAAGAGGCAATACGAACAGGTATTCCTTCGTTGTTATCGTCTTGTTCAATGACACCTATCCAGTTCCCAACAAGGTTCTTACTGGCTATGTTTTTAAGACCTAAGTCATCATCTACCAAAGCTGTAGTTGTGCTACCAGTTCCTATTTCCCCCTCATACATCAACTCCCCACAGGCACGGGCTGTTTCTCTACAAAGTGCGCCAAGAGTACCAACTTCTTCAAGTATTAACTGCATTGAACTACCCCTCTCTCAGCCTGAATTTAATCCATCGTCCATACTGGGCGGTTCCGACGTTGGCCCATGCATGAACAAGATACACACCGGGGTAAGCCGAACCGGACGACTCATACGTGTAGAAGAACTTCCCCAATTCTTTACGTGTCATGGCCTGCGTGTTCACGACTTCCGTAAAAGTAGGGTCCCACACGGTCACTTCACAATCATCGGGATCAACATACTCCCCATGATACTGTACATCCAGTCGTATAGGGACAACATCGCCGCGAACATACGTCTCCATTATATACCCTCCAAAGACAACTCAACAAAATACTCTACAGTCCCTAAAGACAGTTCAACCTCTGGAGCGTTCCCGTTGAGGGAAGGCGTGTCTGAACTGCGTACGCCCAGTATGCTTTCGGCCAGTACTTCTTCCCCTAGTAGCATTGTTGTTGCCATATCTTCGGTAACACTCCTTACAGTACTTCCCTATCCAAGGATTATCCCGTATCTCGCCCCCACAGTAAGGGCAAATCCCTATACCTCATGACTAAACCTCCTCTGACGCTCTGTGCGTTGATTCTGAGAGACTTTTACAAATATATAACAGGTAAATCGCGTATCATGGATAAACCCCTCAGATTCTAATCCTCGCAAGACTCCGACAGTAATGCTAGTATGTCATCGACGGCTTCCTCCTCTGCATCCACACAACACTCCAGACTCTCCACCAGCATCTCCGCCACAGCATTCATGAATTCTTCCATGACATCCTCCTTTACAAACCGAGACTACCTCGGATGTATTCCACAATCTTCGTAATCTGACTGAGACCTTCTTTGATGTCGGCGCACTCATGCTGTATATGGTTGTCCAGCTTGGTATCAATAGAGTCCAGACGAGTCTCTATGCTACCAAACTTTCGACCGGCCCCCCATAAAGACCCACCCACGACAGCAAGACCGACAGCCCCCTCTATGATTATGGCAAGTTCCCCCCCACTCATTCTCCGACTCCCCACAGTAATGTATCGTTCTCTAGGTCGACGCAGTTAGGACATACGATTCCTGTCTTTTGCACAGGCATCATCTTGACACGGGCTACAACTCTAACAGTATCCTCAGGTATATCTGTGACAACTCTCTTGCCTAACTTGTCCTCTACAATCTTAGTCTTCCGCGTCACGTCGATAGCTTCAAACCCAGCGTCATCGTCGGGCAAGTCCTCTGCTGGCACATACACATCAATGTCTTTACCCTCTACGTCTTTCTCCTTCTTGAACTTCTGCTCTTCAATCCTAATGTCCTTGAGGGCTAGTACTCTCTCCCTCTCCTCATCCTCTATAGTGTCTTCCCCCATGATGTAGTAGGAGTTATGTGCGCCAGCATGATGTATAGGCTCTCCGCACCTGAAACAATTAATATACCCCTTGTACTTCCTGTTTATCATGTCTCCTCCTTACGTCTTCATTATGAAAGCTACATCATGAAATGGGGGTTCATTAGCGTGAGCCCCACCGCCGCCTGTACTTCCATTGCTTTTTTGAGTCGCATACGAACCAAGCGCACCATCATTATAAGGTTCAGAATTAGCGGCACCACCACCTTCCCATATCCAACTCGTATGTGTATGAGCCGGTATTTCCCCTGTGACCAGAGTATGTGTGGCTGATCCACCTGTAGCTCCGGGGTTTGTTGCAGCAGTGGCGACACCCTGAAGGAATTTTTGTAATAAGTTCTCAGTTCCGTTGTTGCCGTCACATATAACAAATCCTGAAGGTATACTGGCGATTGTATCAGGCCATACAATGACAGCCCCAGCCGGTACGACACACTCGTCTATGGGACCAGCCAACGACACCGCAGCAGGCTCATTACTGGCATCTCCCTGAAGGACGTTGTACTGTGTCCAATCCTGATTCTCTAACATACCAAACTCAAGGACCTGTATACGTCTGTCGGTGATGTCGGCGTCCTGTATAGTTGTCTCACCGGCCTCCAACCAGACCTCAGCCAGTATGATTTTGTCGGTTGGCTTGTCAGGCAGTTCCGGTTCCTTAGTCTCTGGCCCAGTATTGCCTACTGGATCAGCCGCAGCAGCTACACCATCAACAACAGCAATGCTGTCGTCGTCCTCCAATACTATGAGGACCTTCTTAGGGTCAGCCCCATCGATGTAAGAGGACAAGTCTACGTTGGTAGTACTGCCCACAGTTACAATTGTCCCGTTGACGACTGCTGTCCCTGCTGCCACATCAACAGTCTTGTCCGCCCCAGCCCCTTTTTCAGTAACACCAAAGCCCGTGACAACACCATTGCCTATAGCCGCTTCCTCAAGGTTATTCAAGTGAGCGTCGAACAGGTAATGACCATCACTGAATTGGTTGTTTGAACCTGTCATGCCTTACCTCCATCCTAATCCGGTTTGTGGATTTGTTATCAAATCGGGGGTTGTTCGTATATGTGTGACAAGACTTAGAAAACAACCCCCAGACGGAATAGCCCCAATCCTTGCTTGCCCGCTGGTATCGGAGTCACGTTGATAAACACCAGCGACTATACCACTCTGCAAATAGGCTACACTGGCTCTGGCGCAATCATTGGAATCGACTTCCTCGGCTGAACCCAGAGTAATAACTCTTGTTGACCAGTCGACGGAAGAGTAACGAGATTTGAGTTTATCACTGTCGCTGTCGTCCACGTAAAGAGCTACAAATTCGGTTGCGCTAACAAATGCGGTCCCGGCCATATTGGGTTCTGTGCCAGTAAACAGGCTGGCAGAAGTGCCCTCTGTAGGTGTTGTGCCAGAGATTGTAAACGGAACAACTTTTAGTGCATGGGAGGTATACAATTTATACGTGCAAATAGCTTTATCCGATTCACCAAAATCTAAGTATGGCGAATCAACATCAAAAACTAATTTGTCGTAACCATCCCCGCTGGCCCAAGCAACCACCGATCCGGCGCTCAAGATTGACCCATTCCAACTCACCACTACAGCCACGCCTGTATGAGTAGTTGCATTACGACCACAGACAAATGCTTTGTCCGTGCCAATCTCTGTGGCTTGAGGATTCTGAAATGTCGACGATGTAAGAGCCCTATGGTCATCATCAGTAATGGTGGTTTTAGGAGTACCGCTTAATGTACCGTGCATACCGTACAGATAATTATTCCCGGTGTTGCGGCCGAAAACCATAAATTCGTCATCGTCACATACTGTTATGGCCGTAGAATAATAGAAGCCGGATGAATATATTTGTACCTCAGAACCCCAAGAATTTACTGATCTACCTGATATTTCGGCTGCTCTGACATTCAAATCATTACCATCATCATTGTAAGCCAACACGACAATATCGTCAGCCGGAGAACACAAATCGTGGCCGTCATAAGTAAACAACGACATACCGGACCCGGATGTCGCCCCCCAATCAATACCAGTTCCACCATCATACTCGCCGATTATAAGTTGCAATGCTTTAACTTGCGTGTAACTGACTGCAAATTTAGTGCTTGATCCCTTAACTCTACATACTCTGGGCCAATAAACATCACCACCGTAAAACTCGTCAGCTGAACCCCATGTAATATCCGCATCCGTGTAGATGGGATATTGAGCTTTCTCCAGCCAATCAGTCGGGATACTCTTAATATAATAATATTTTCCGCCTTCTACCATTAAACGAGATGAGATGGATATAACGTTTTCGTCAAAGTCCTTCCGGTCTTCGTTCCATCCTCTTTTCGAATCCCACGCTTTGGCCGGATTGAGCCAACTGTTTTCTCCTACCCGTATGGATTTAGTTATCTCAATGCCCGTCTTGTAATCCCATTCCAGAGGCAGGTCCCCGTCAATCTCCGTCCAAATATCGAGGGTTTTTGCGGTTTTGGGTATAGGTGGCAGAGAGTCGAAGGATTTGACTACCTTCATTTTGTATTTGTGTGTCAATAACCCAACATGGACACCGGCACCAAAAGCATTTGGATAATGGACGCCTACGGCCTCTCGCCCCGGTCTGCCTTCGATCAATATCCCGATATCGCCGGTCGGCTTGACTACATCGACGGCGGAGGGGGAAGCCTTAAAGGGAGTCCCGTCATCCCAAACCAGCTTGACCGATTTTAACTGGAGCTTTTTGCCCTCGGACTCATAAGCCACACCATCAGCGACGGTCTTTTCCGCCACCATGTGGTAGTAAGGCAACTCCCGCATGACGAGCTTGTCGCCTTCCTCGGTGATGACAGGCTTCTTGCTCCCGGCCACCTTATCGAAGACGGCTTTGGTGAGTTGTGGTTTAAGATTCTCGCTCATACCTACACCCCCCGCCAGTGACGAAGGGCTATAGGAATTTGTCTAGTTACCATAACCCCCTCCCTTAGCCAACATTAAACCCACGCACAGTAAATACTCTATCGGCTGCCTGAGCGTCAGCGGTAGCAATCTTGAGGAACTGCCACTTACCTATCTCAACAACAGCGACATATCCACCTGTCCCACAGGCTTCCGTATTATCAGCATTACCAATAGTTACGAAGGTCCCACCATGGTCAGTAGCGACGAGGAACGTCAAACTAGTATCTGTCATAGTGGGTATGAAAATCTCAATGTACTGGTACTCGTCTTGAAGATCAATCTCGTCAGTCAAGTCATTGTCTTCAGAAACGTCAATAGTGGCAGTGACCCAAGGGCCTGAAAATGTCTTAGGCATATCACCCTCCTCGGTATAGTGGAAGGGGGGCCATTTCTGACCCCCCTCTTGGTCTCTCTAGCTTAGTCTAGTCGAGTGTTAGGAATATCGCATTGTACTTATCAGCCACACCCAGAGTCATCATGTTACCAATCTTCAACTCCGTGGTAGCAGCAGCAGCCGGGTCAGCCTCACCAGCACTCGTGCCAGCAACAGCCTCAGTACCCAGAGCAATCTCCGCATTACACAGGACTACCGCAGGGCCGCCTGTCTGCATCCAGAAGTAGTAGTTGGCAGTAGGACCGAACTGGGGAACACCCAGAATTGCCCCAGACACAACTGCTGCAGCAGCAATGACACTCTTGTATGGGTTCTGAATGAGCCCAGCAGTATCAGTACCAGCCGTCACAGCAACTCTCAAGGGATCGTACAGAGTAATAACCTTGGTAGCAGCAGTATTGAGAGCGACGTGGGACTTAATCCGAAGACATTGGCCCCCGCCAGCTTCTTTACTGTCTGTGAACACATAGCCCTCAGCGTAGATGTTCGCAGTACTTGACAGGTTGGTCGTGCCTGTAATAGACAGTGTGGTATCTCCCACAGCACCAGACACAGCAATAGCTAAGGCGTCATCGGCATCCGCGTGCAACGTCTTGGCCTGCTGCGTAGGTACACCAATGCCGGGAGCCGTAGCCCCAGCTTTACAATACCGGAACTTCCTATCCCCCCAGATCATCAACGACCCCAACGGGAACTCCTGAATGGAACTCTCCACGAACGGGTCAACGTCCACCATGTCGAATGACTCAAGGATGTCGGTAGTGACGTAACCGGGAATTATGAGTCTACCTTTTGCATCCATTCTTGCGTTAAACTCTCGTCTCATCTCATACCCCCTTATGCAGTCACCGCAGCGTCAGTAATATCATGGATTCGACCGAGACACTTAGTACTACCCAGCATGGGAGTAGTGTAAGTGACCACCCGAATTCCTCCAGCGTCAAAGTCCTCAAGCTCATCGAACACGACAACCTTGAAAAACTGCCCGAACCCGCTGGTTCCACCGAAGCCGACCGACAGACCCGGCTGCTGCATCATGACCTGACCGAACTTGATGCCGAAAATCGAGTACATCTGGGTACCGGAGCTATACTTAGCCCGTGCATCGGAACCCTGTCCAGTATTGGCCTGTTCAGCAACCAGATAGTCCGACCGTACTATCGGAATACTGTCGAAGAAGGTAATCCGTTTGCCAGCCTCGGTCCAGCCAAAGCTGACCTGACCCATGCCGACATAACTGGCGATACCCGCCTCTTGGTATGACGCATCAATACGTCGGCCCAGTTCAAACGGGACATAAAACATATCGCACCCGTACTGCATAGCATCCAACAGAATTCGGAGGTTACGCAAGGACAGTGCGCCCTCACCCTCGTCAATATCCAAGTTGGTGCCATTCTGTTCAGCCGCGAGTGCGTGCATACCGTCGACCTGCTTGGCCCCACCGTAAGTAATGTCGTCGTAAATCATCTTGTCGCCCAACTTCAACATGACACCCTTCTGCATCTCTTTGAGCTTCTGGGCTTGGTAGTTGTTGATGTTGCCGTAGATGGACTCCACGAAGTTGTCGAGTTTGCGCTGGAGGTAACTGATCTTCAACTCGGTCTCAACCTCAGTGTACGTGACACCCTCGGTCCAACTAAGCTGTTCACCAATAGTTACATCCGCAACGTCGTCCTCAGTCGTGGCATTCTCCCGTAGCCATTTAATAGACTTACCGCTGTTGGCAGCCTGAGCAACAGGAGCGTATTCGAGGATGTTACCCCTCTTAATGGTCTCTTCTATGACACCGGGAATGAGCATACTCTGAGTAAGTTTCTGACACTCAGCAAGGCTATCCCAATGTCCACCAGCACTAGCCATATCTTCCTCCTATTAAGTTACCTTGGAAGGTATAGCACCGACATGCTTTGACATACTGATTATGTTCTTAGCTGCCGTGAGTGGGTCAGGTATGTTTCCCACAATCCCGCCCGGTACAGGTGGAGGAGGCATTTTGCCTGGAGGTGTTTGGTTCATCTCCTTGGTCTTCTTAAGGGCCGTGATCTCCATGTCCTTAGGGTTCTTAAACTCCTTCAGGACTTCCTCATCTATCCCGTACTCTCTTGCTATTCGCGTTCTTTCAATGGTCAGTTCCCGTTCCTGTAGGGCTATCTTCTGAGATTCAAGGTCGGCCATGGCTTTCTTCATAGCGGCATCCCTCTTACTCAGGTTGTCCTGCGTCGCAAGTATTTGCTTACGAGCGTCGTCTAGTGACCCCTCGGACAACGACAACTTACTTTGAAAGTCGGAGACTTGCGATTCCAAGGTTTGTAACGTCTCCTTGCTCTGACTTTGCGCTGCCAACGCTTCGTCTCTTTGTCGGGTCAGAGACTCCTTCATGGATATTAGGTCTGCGTTGGGAACATATTCAGTCTCATTGAATACTACCATGCGCTGGTCTTTGGCGTGCTGGTAGACAGTTCCTTCCATAGCCTGTCCAATTAGGTCTGCGGTCCCACCGTTTTCCTCTGACATAAATCCTCCTGTTTTTGGTTTCAAATTCTTATTATACCATTGTCATAAACATTTGTCAAGACGGTGGTATAGTACCTTCGTCGTCTGCCCTAAGCCACTCCTCAACACCGAGTTCTTTGGCTCGTCTGAGGAGGACTTCACGTTCTCTGTCCTCGTATGTTGGAGCCCACGTCTCATACTCACCATACCCCGGCGGTGTCTTGCCCCAGTTATGTATACCATCGTTGTAATATAGGGGGACAGCCTCACCGCCGACACCTTTCTCGGTATACCCGTAAAACCACAGGTAGTAGTCGACTTCAGGGTTAGCTGTCCTCATAAGCTCACGGGCATCACGCAACTTCTTCCTGAATCCTTTGTACACGTCAGAGTCTTGGAGGGCGTCGCGTACTCTAGGATCACTTGAATGATCCGCCTTGGATATCAGCGACCTGTCTATGGGGGAGTATGCCTTCAGTATGTCACCCCAGAGATTCCAGTATTGTCGTAGTACACCATTACGGGCTTCCATGGCAAGTCTTTCAGGCTCAGGGAGAAAACGCCCCTTCATCTCCTCCCAAGGCTCCCTCCAGTAGTCCGGTATAGCCTCTTCAATTTCGTCCTTCTTGGAGTATACCGTATCCCAGTCGACGCTTCCATCCGGTAATGTATAAGCTGACGGGTTAACCCCATAGTACGCATCCAAGTACGTCTGTAGAGGATGCGGGGGTGCCATAGGACCGACACGCCCAAGTATCTCATTGTACTCTACCATGTCATCCCAGCCCATAGGAATACCTTGTATGTACTTGCCGTCCTCGACAACCCATCCGTACTCGCCATACATAGGCTCTCCGGTAATAGGATCGATGGCCCACTGTAGCTTACCGTCAACCATCTCCTTCTTGCCGTATAACTTCTCCATCTCGGCAAAGTACTTAGTGTTGATGTCGCCTATCTTCTCTCTCAAGACAGTATTGGACAATTGCCCACCGCTGACGAACTCTGTCCACAACGATGTCAAAGCCTTATGTCTCCACGATTTCCACTCGTCTGCCTTTCGACGGAGTTCGTTCTGTTGGCGGGTTATTGTGGCTTCGGGTTCCTGTGACCTCAACTCACTGGCAACACCCTTGTACTTCATAGGCCAGCTTTCGTTGATGATGGCCCACATGTCCGGTGTGATTTCGTTGGAGTGCATTGCCCAAGGATCGTTGCCGTACTTCAGCAAGTTCCTGTAGTAGTCCTCGTCCTTCCCTATACGACTGCCTACAATATCCACCCACATACTGGCCCTCGCGTTCTCAGCCTCTACTCTGTCCTCATGCCGCATATGAGTCATGCCTGTCTGAGTACCAATGACATCGTACTTAGCTACCTGTCTGTAGGCGTCGTCTCTTATGTTGTTCAACTCAGACTTGCGTGTCTCTATCTCAGCGGCTTTCTCAGGAGATACATCCCCAAGGTCTATGCCATTTAACTCCTCCAACTCGGCCTCAAGGTCAAACAGCCGTATACCATGATGACTCTCTAACCATTGGTTGATGTTGTAGTCCCTGAACTTATTGGGAAACAACTTCTCATGTAAATCTCTAGCATGTGTACTACCGGCGGCTATGAGGACATTAAGCCCTGTCTCTTGCAGGGGTGGTATAATACTGCCTGTCTCGGCTGGACCCCCCTGAATTATACGTGTCATAGCAAGGACGGACTGCCCCGGTGCCCCCAGATAAAACCCATACCTCTGCATGTCGTCTATGGCCTCAAAAAAAGGCCCACTCATGACAGCGGGGTAATCGGGTTTGGTCAGTGTCGCCGTCATACCGAATATAGTCCCCCTCAGCGGCATTATCTGTAACTCCTTGGCGATCTGTAAATAACCATACCCACCACCACTAATACCGATTTCCTCATCCATGTCGTAGAAACGCCCTGTCTGTGTCGGTATCCAAGGGTGACGTATACTCATGCGAGCCAACCACTCAGGTCGACTAGCCTCATACGTCCAGAATGGGAAGAAGTGACGCATGAAAGAGTTAAGGGCCGTCGGGTTATCGTACATGACGAAGTTCTTCTCTAACTCCTTATTGGCTATATCGACGGCCTGAATCCTCATCTCCTTAAAGTTCTCAAACAGCTTTGGATCAGCCGCCCTCTTACCGTCAACAAATGTCTGCATATTCTGAACACGTTGGCGCGCAGCTTCAATGGCTTTCTCATTGTAGACATTCGTAATAGGAACCCCTCGGAGATCACTGGCGAGGTTGGTAGCTTCTATCTCCTTAGGCCCAGCTATAGTAGTCATACCACCGCGTTCACCAGACAACTGCTTATGTATACGTCGTATGACTTTCTCGTTCACACCCTTCATCTGCCCAGTCTCTCTAAGGTATGTCATGACGTACTGTGTGAAATTGTCCTCATCCAACAAAGCCAAGTTCTCCACGAGAGCCCTACGGAGTTCGTTCGATGACCCCCCCATGCGTTTAGACAACTCTTCCATACTGATATTTCGTGGTCGCCCTCTGACACCCATTGGTATGGGAGCTTGTGATGGAAGATTACGAAGGTCTCCAGTCAGTCGACTGAGTTTACCAACCAACTCACCCGTCAGTGCAGCCTGATCGTTGCCCTGTTTAATCCATATATCGTCCATACGTTGCCTGTACTCAGACCAGAAAGCATCAGACGTGAAGTCTTTCTTACGAGCGAAGTGACTACGCCGAAACGCATTGGCCTCTTCCCACGCTTTCCTCGTATTCTCTACCATGGCACGGGCAGTATCTACAGGGCCTCGAATATGTGAAACCCCTTGGGCTTTCCCAACTCTCTCCAAGGCTGTCGCCATCTTGTCCACGGCTTCCTCCATGGCGAATACATACTCATCCAATGAGTCATCAGTCATCCTCCACAGAGCATCCATGTTCTCGTCACCGACGTAACTGGCCTGCCTAGCCACAGCCCGTCTGACCTCACTCGGCAGCATGGCCGACGTGTATACAGTCGTATGGAAATTACTCATCATACCAACAAGGTCTTCAGGTGTCGCAGCGTCGTTGGCAGCCTTGACAAACATATCCCCGAAATCCTCCAACCTCTTCGTTATGTATGCAGGATGACGAGCAATATTAGAGTATATAATGTCAATGCCCTCTGTCTCTACCCACTTCGCCATGTCCTCCCAGCTAGCCCCTGCATCGTATAGGTTCCTCAACTCCACCTTGAACTCTGGGAAGTGGGTCAACTCACCATACTTACCAAGTATCTCCTCGAACCTCCGTCTCTGTATACCTTGGGCATTCACAGTCCTGTTGAACACAGCCATGAGATCGCCTTCTGGAGTCAGGGCTATCTGGCGGAGACCCGCGTTCAAACTCTGCATCTCCTTGGCAAATATCTCTGACCCAGTTATTATTGGGTCGCCCTTCAGTCCTGTCAAGTGTCCGTTCAATCCACCGACGTACTGTTTCCTAACCGCCAAAAACTCGTCCTCAGTACGTAGTATCAAATCCTCCAAGGCATCATCATACAGTCTTAGGAAGGCACTGTTCTTCATCTTCTGTGTATACTGACTCATGAGTATAGACCCGTGGCCCATGACATCTCCAATGAAACCAGTCGGCTCCAACATGAACTTACCAGCCCTCTGAGGATCACTGAATGGTTTGAACCTGAACAAGGGATAGTTCCCCATTCTGTCCAAGTACGGTATGTTCCTACCCCCAGCCGCCTTTCTCAATGACTCACCGAGACCTTTAAGAGACTCGGCCTTTCCTATCTTGAGAGCAGGCAACTCTATAAGTCCTGGGGCGTTCTTATCAACTGCCCTCAACGCCTTCTCAACACGTCGTTCAATAACTGAATCAGACAACCCTCTGATGGCCCCGTCTATACGGATGCGGTTTTCCTCAGCGTCCTTTAGAAGTTCAATACCCCCCGGCTTAGACAAATCACCTGCGTGTACACCTAACTCACTAGGCATGGTCGCCCGTGTCTCACCAATGACGAGGAACTCCTTGACATTTGGGAGGTCTCCAACTCTCTCAATGACTTCCTCAGATGTCGCGGCTCCAACGTGACGAGTAGACAGTAACGAACGGAACCCTTCCTCAACAATATTCATAGGACCATAGAAGCCAAACGACAAGTACGACTGAGCAAACGGCTTACTCCAAAAGTCGTCAAGAGCTTTCCTCATAATGTTACTCTCAACCCAGTCGGCCTTATTAAGCAGACTCCCCCACATACCCTGAACATGCTTCATACGTTGGGCAACGGCCACATCCCCCATGGCATTTGCATACCTCAAACCTGCTTCATGGGCGAACTGCTTAGGTGTCAAGCCTCTCTTGACCACAGCGTTCATGAAGGTCTCACGCCTCTTCATCGTGTTCTCTGTCAACGACTTAGCGTATTTCTCAGCATACTTGTTGTCGTTAGCCCCAAGAAGATTGTATATACGCCCCTGCGTCTGCTCGTTAGTCATATTGCCTCTGACCCCAGAAGCCCTCTTGGACAACTCATCGTATATGTCAACCACAATCTCTTCTACCCGCCGTCCTGTAACGTCAGAGGCCGTCAACAACGCATTATGTTTCTTCATCGTATCCATGACGGGTAGACTACCAACAGTGATGAGTTCATTCAAGTCGCGCAGGACAGTTGGTGCCTTGGAGAAGTTCTTATGCTCTGCCATCGTCTTCAGCACGGAAGCAGTCCTTTCCTTCCCTCCATATATAAACGCCTTGTTATCACGAGCCTGATTATTCACAGCTGTTCTGACTATTCCATGACCCTCATAGTAAGCACGAAACGCCTGTGTATGACGAGTGACTGACGGAGGCACAAGACTAAATTTACTCACACCAGTCTTAACCCCAACACGTCTCGCACCTACGACGGGAGCCTTGATAGTCCACTTCAGCCCGTCCACAACAACATCACTGAAGTAATTAAACGAGTCATCTATCTTGCCGAGAAATCTCCCAGCCTTAGGTACCTTCCCAAGTATACCCCAACCAACAAAATTGAGGGGGTCGCCCAGTATACGGAGAGCCATCTTCTCCCCCTCGCTGAACTGCTCGGACTGGTCGAAGGCTTCACCCCAAGCCAGCCACGTATTTGTGCCTTCATCCTTCAACCTCTTCTGCAACGCCCTCGTCTCATCATTGCCAAGGAAGAACCCAAACATAGGGTCCTGTACGTAACTCTCGTACGCTTCAACAGCCTCTCCAATAGCCTTCCCCGGACTCTCTATGAACGCCCCCCAGACCTTATCCCACATATTGGGTTCCTTAACTTTGTACTCTTCCTTAGGTACTATAGGAGAATCCATATTGACCGGAGTAGCCTTTCTATTAGCCACAGGCTTCAACCCCTTCATAGAGAATGACGGGGGTTGTTCTGTAGGTGCTGAGGCCATGGGAGCTATAGGAACATCCCCCTGAGCCGGTATCAAATCAGGCTTAGGATCATTCCCACTGCCCATACCCGCCGGTATGATGTCATCGAATAAATTCCCGTTCGCCATTATTCCACTCTCCTATATACTTGTCCTACAACCTGTCTCGGTATTAACCCAGTAAGTCTCTCACGACCAATACCTTTCAAATACTCCTCAGGACTGGGTATGCGTTCCCGTCTCAACATTTCCCCCGTAAAGGAATCGATAGTAACATCCCCGGCAGCTGCCAAAGCCCGACCCAAGTACTCCTGTTGGAATTCAGTCGTGTAAGGAGCCAACACACGCATCTCTCTAGGTGAGAACCCTTGCTGCGCGAGGTACTGAGGAAACACTGTTCCAATACGTTGTGCCAACTTGTAGGCCCTGCTAGTCCTACCCTCAATGTCCTGTCTAAGTATCCCCATATGATACTGTCTCAACGGCTCATGTATACGTTGTCCAGCAGTCGTTCTAGCAGCAACATCAGCCATAGCCCACATTTCATCAAATGTCGTAGGCTCCTCAATGTCCTCGACTGGAGACAGTTCAAACGCCTCCGCCCCACCGTACTGTCTTAGAAACTCCCCAGCCCCAGTGTACTGTCGGACAAGAGATTGCACAGCCCTGTTAGCAAGTATTAGGTTTGTATACATCTTGGGCTCAACACCCTTCTCCATGATATAGCCCTCAAGAGTGTCCACATACCCCATACGTTTAGCGGCGAAATACTCTTTCCCAACACGACGGTATTCATCAAACACTGTAGCCCACTGACTCGCAGGCATACCAGACATGGCCTTGTTGATAGCTTCCTCAACCTCAGTAATCTCAGGACGGAAAGTCTCTATCTTATCTTGGAAGTACTCCTCGACATCCTCCTCCATGACGAACTTCTTATATTCCTCTGGGTCGTACGGGTTCTCCACGTTCTGTCGGACGAACTGCTCGTATTCATCCAGCACGTCAAGAATTTCCTCTGACAAATTCACAGTATACCCAAGACCAAATCTCTCTACACTACCCAGTCGTATATCCCGTGCTAACATACCCTCAGGGATGTCTGTCGGGCGAAGGGCTGTCTCTCCAAGAGTATAGGCGAAGTCTTCTGACTTCATGTACGCGTCCATCGTGAGATATCCTAGACCACCAGCCTCCGCCTCCATAGTGTCATAATTACGCGCTATATACCTCAGAGCCGTTTTTTCGTCAGGGAATATCTCAGGGAAGTCAGTCTGTAGCTTTCTCATGACAGCTTGCTCTTCCGGGGACAACGTGGGCAACGTATACCGCGTAGACCCAGTATACTCCATAATAGCCCCAGCATACTCTTCCCAGAACGACGGCAAGTAGCTACCCAAATCGTTCGCTACAATACTCTCAACAGCAGTGACATCTCCACCAGCGGCAACAAGTATTCTCTCGTACATACGCTCAGCCAACATTAACGTCATAGACAAGACCTTATCTTTCTCCTCATTAGTCATCTCATTGACGTCTTTCCCAAACACGGGATCATAGAATTCAACTATAGGAGCAGGCCCTTCCTGTTGTATACCCTCCTGAGCAACATACTTCCTCAACCACTCACTAGTCTGCATACGGAGCATTTGTTTGACATCATCGCCCGTCCCCGCAGTGAAGTACGCCTGTATCTCAGGGGAATTTCTGTACGGAAGTGTCTCATCCATGACGACTTCCATAAGGTCCTTGATAAGAATGTTCTCGTCGGACGTGGCATCGAATGGAACCCCCTGCTGGAGAAGGACTAGCGAATACCCAACGCTGCTGACAACACTCTGGTATTCGGCCTCGTCCTCAATGCCTTGATACCACCTATATGCAAGCATCAATTCTTCAAATGGCGTAGTCACCCATCCTTTAATTCTTGCTTCCTCTATGTCTGCCATTGCCTGTTTCCAATTGTCTAAGTCCCCCCCTTCAAGACCAATACCGTTAATGTAGTCCTTGAACGACACGCCCCCGGCAGAAGCCATAGCCTCACCGACACGAGCCAGCGGAATACCGGCCCCCTCAACAAGTCTACGTACTCTTGCAACATTATTCAACGAGTTGTGTAGTTTCTGAGCTTCAGCCTGCTCCTCAGCCGTCCTCTCAGGATTAACCCTCTCCTGATAAACCTCTTCAGCCAATGCAGTCATATCACTCAAAGCCCTCTGGATAGTCTTCCAACTGACAGCATTAGACAACTGATTACTAGCCTTCTGTCTCCACGACCCCATACCAACAACAGGGGACACTTCATACTGCCTCAAGTCAACAAAGACACCGGGCATATATTCAGCCATATCAGTCTCAGGATCAACAATAGGCCCCTCCGTCCAAGACTCAAAATTCTTCTTAGCCTCAGTCACAGGTACATCAAGTCTTTCATATTCAGGCGGTATAGGCTGACCAGTAAATGGGGCAGTTCTCCCAATGTCCTCCTCAGGCACAATGAAGAAACCCCCCATTCTACGTAGAGGATGTGTGTACCTATTGAACACAGAAGGTGCGTAGGCATCACAACGAAAAAGCATTTCCTGATAGGCCAACCACTCAGCATCCCCCCACTTACCCACAGGATTACTATACAAATACCCTAATGTCCTTAAACCATCATTATCCGCCATGTCCTACCCCTTTCCTTTATTACCTCTCCGTCTCCTCATCGCCTTCTTCTTACGTCTCTTTGTCTGTCTCGCAGTCGGTTTACGCTGGCCCAACGCTACCACCTCCTCTCTGTAGTAACTCCATTTGTTCTCCAGTGACGCCGCCTTGTGCCATCTCAGTTCCACCGACCTGAGGCGGTATACCCGGTCTAGGCGCAGGAGCCTGCCCTTGAGGAGCCTGACCACCCAGCGTCGCCATGACACGTTCGGCAAATGCAGCCATGATGTCGGCGTACGACGCGTTATCAGCCTGTCGGAACTCGGCCTCCTTCTTCTTGGCCTCAACAACCATCTTCAACATTTGAACTTCCGGCATCTGAGCGAACGCCTGAGCGTCCAGTCTGTCCTTGACCAGCTTAGGATCGTCAACGTTAATAATCTCTTCAAGTATTGTTATCTCGTCCAACAAGTCTCCCATGGGTTTTGCCTGTCTAGCAATAGTAACCCTCTCCAGCAAGTCACTCGGAGTCGCCAACGGCACAGTCACGTCCACATACAGACTATCAGGAACATCCTCGTAACTCCAGTCTTCAATAAACACACTGCCAGAGTCACTCGGTCGAGACCTACCCGATATTTGTATAGTTTTCTTACTGGCCTTGAATCCCTCTAACCATATACGATCAACCTCCCCCATGACGTTCGTGACACCTACATGGTAAGGCCCTACGATGTTCTGGGCTGCTGTCATAAGAAGACCTATGGCAAACCCTGACAGGTCTAGCGCAGGCGGTACAGCCCCATACAGCGTGTACGGTACAGACCCCTGTTGTACCTTCTGCTCTATCATGGCCTGATAATTATACAAGTCAGGTGTAGTCCTCGTCTCCACGGGGTACACTCTATCGCCCGTTCGCCTGTGTATAATTTTCCCGTCCTCAACGTCTTCAGAATCCAGAAGCGCATCACCAGCAGCATTCTCATCGACCATAGGAGGCTCCGCGTGTCTGTCAACTATCTTAGCCAACTTCGTCAACATCTTACTCTGATGCTTATACATCTCAGCATTCGGCTCCAGAATACTTTGCCCTATCCTCGCTTTCCAATCGGCATCACCATCACCCCAACCACCCCAACTCGCCTCACCGCCAGTTGGCCCTGTAATAATAGGTATACGGTCAACATTCGGTATCTCAGTAAGACCAAGACACGTAACCCCATTTGCCAATATACTGTTCTTGACTTGCCCGCCTTCGACAACCCAGTACGACTCCATTGTAATGTCCCCGCCGTAGATGTTGTCGGAGTGATTAGCCAGAAACGGAGGCATCACCCATCCTTCATCCCCATCGTCAATACGACTCTGCACCATCTTCTTAACAGTCGTAATATTCCTCTTGTACTCGACAGAACACTGGAGCAGCCCGTCCTCACCGAACTCCTGATACACGCCCATGGGGTTCAGTATGTCGGCCACGAAGTCGAGATTACCTTTCCCGTCCTTGAAGACACCCGCATATACAGCATACCACCCACTGATAAGTATGTGGTCCGCTAATTCCCACCGCCAAGGCCGTCGTCCTTGTCGAAACATCTTAATGTCCTGATTCTTCCAAGAGCTTATAAGACCTCTTTCACTCCTGCCCTTCTGCTCCTGAGTGATAGGACTATCGGCCTTAATAGGGAGTTTGTGCTTGGCAGGCAACGCACTTATCATGTACTGGGCCAAGTTGAAAAACGTCTTCGGGTCATTCGCCACTATACTCTCATACCCCTCGACCTTGTTCTCGTCCGTCAACTTCCTCAACCTATACATCTCCTGTATACGAAGCGTTCTACTGTTCCAGAAGTCCTTCAATGACCTGACCGCATCCACTACTTGTTTCTCACTCATGCCTTCCTCCTACTACCGTAACCCGTACTTGCTTTCTTCTTCCCCACAACACTCATACTCCCCCTTGGTATCTCATCGATGCCGAGAAGAGCCAGCCCCAACGCTATCACTAAATCGTCATGACTACCTTCCTTCGCCATGAACTTGTTCCCTATCTTCCTGAATATGCGTAACTCACTCAGCAACTCATTGTCCCGCGTGTACAACACGGACGAATTAATAACATCCTCCAACACGCCAACAAGCTGCCTCTTAGTCGCCTTATTACTCATCCAACCCGTACGTTCTCCCGTCTTGTATATGTACGGGTATCTCTCAACTTCCTCCAGTGCCACGCAGACGGCAGTCCCTATGCTATTCCTCTCCGGCACTATGTAGGCCCCGTTGTACATCTCAGCCAGTCTAGCAACTCTGTACGCGAACTCAACAGGCGGCCACTGACCACGAAGGGTTGCTACATGGCGAAACCGAGAACTCACAACAATGGCCACACAGAAATCCCCCCCTGTCTTCGGATTGGCCGGATCAGGATCAGCACTATCAACACCAATAATGTACTTCTCGCCAAACATAGGCAACTCCCACCTCTTCAACCCGTCCTCCGCCTTCAACGGCTCACATGTAAATCTTGCCATATGCTTCAATACATCCGCACTGAATATACTTCCCCCACTCGCCACGAAACACGTCACAGGGTCCTCTGGGTACCACTGAGGAAACATCTCCTTCGTCTCAGCGACCTTCATACGTCGCCACCGTATCTGGTCCTCAGTCAACGCGAAGGCAGATACCAACTCGATCTCCTCCTGACTGAACTCCAACTCACCCTTGTCTTCCGGCCTCATTGTGAAGTACTGCAAGTTCTCCAGCCTCGGATCATCCCTTCCCAGACTGTACTCCTCGTGCCAGTACCACGGTAGGAATATCTTCCTGTACGGACAGTTCGGATCATGCCACATGTCGTAGAACTCCCCGCCCTCTCCGTTGGCCGTATTCTCTATCGTTATCTTATCCCCCATGGGTACGGCCTGTTCCAGCCCCTCTTTAATACGACGGGCGTTCGTAGGGGACCAGTAGGCAAATTCGGACAAGTGCGCCCTGTTCACAGTATCCCCCAGTCCAGCCACTCTCGCCCCAGCAGTCCCTATGTACAAGCGACTACCCAACTCAGGGAACGTCTTCAAGTGCGTACTGTCTCTCCCCATGTACGGCTTCGGGTTAGGAAGATTCTCGTACATCGTCTCGACCTTCCCTAATAACCTCTGCGTACTCTCATCATCGTAACTGAATATGACAGCCGTAATGTTAGACCGCCCCGTCTTAGGATTAGGCACAATGCAGTCAAGGAACTGATCCCCCAACTTTATCGTACTCAAT